TCGGCCGTGCCTCGAAGCCCAAGCCGCCGTGCGCGACGTGCGAGGGCCTGGGCGTGCTTCCGTGGCATCACCTGACGAAGGCCTGGTGGGCGCGGCTGTGGGCTTCGCCGATGGGGACGGAGTATATCGACTCCGACCTCGACGGGCTCTATATCACCGCGGGCCTCGTCGACGCTTTCTGGCAGACCGGCGGGCGGGACTCGAAGATGGCGGGCGAGATCCGGCAGCAGATGTCGCGCTTCGGGCTGTCGCCGCTCGACCGGCGCCGCCTGGAGTGGACGATCGATTCCGACCGCGACGAGGAGGACGAGCACTCCTCGAGCTCGGCGCCGCCACCGCAGCCGACAGGGACGGACGCCCGCTCCATCCTGAGGGCCGTGAAGTGAGCGTGCTCGTGATGCCGGCGATGGAGCCCGAGGGAGAGGAGTGGCCGAGCCTCGGGCCCCAGGTCGTGGCGTGGATCGAGAAGCACCTGGTCTTCGGGCCCGGCGACCTGCGCGGTCAACCGGCCCAGGTGGACGACGAGAAGCGCGCGCTGATCTGCCGCATGTACGAGGTCTATCCACGAGTCCACGAGCAGGGCGGGCGCCGGCGGTTCAAGCGGTGCGCGGTCTCGCTGCGGAAGGGCTCGGCGAAGACGGAGCTGGCCGCCTGGCTCGCCGCGGCCGAGCTCCACCCGAGGGCGCCGGTCCGGGGAGTCGGGTGGGACGCTCGCTCCTGCTTCGTGCACGGGAAGGTCCTCCGCAAGAGCGCGGTGTGCGCCTGCCAGCCGATCGGCGGCGGTGTGCGCGACCCCTTCATCCCGATCGTGGCCTACACGGAGGAGCAGTCCGAGGAGCTGTGCTACGGCGCGCTCAAGACGATCCTCGAGCAGAGCCGGACGATCACTAAGGACTTCGACATCGGGCTCGAACGGGTGATGCGGGTCCGCGGGGACGGCAAGGCGCTCCCGGTGTCCACGGCCCCCGGGCCACGCGACGGCGCGCGGACCACCTTCCAGGTCTTCGACGAGACGCACCGGATGGCGCTCCCTCGGCTGAAGAAGGCGCACCAGACGATGCTGGCGAACATGCCCAAGCGGAAGGCGTCGGACGCCTGGTCGCTGGAGACGACGACGGCCTACGCGCCCGGCGAGCACTCGATAGCCGAGGGCACCATGCACTACGCCGAGCAGGTGGCCGCGGGCCGGGTGCGGGACTCCCGGCTGTTCTTCTTCCACCGCCAGGCGAGCGACGGCCACGACCTGACGACCCCGGACGGCATCCGCGCCGCGGTGATCGAGGCGAGCGGGCCCGTCGCGCCCTGGAGCGACATCGACTCGATCGTCGCGCAGTGGAACGACCCGGACGCGGACCAGGCCTTCCTCGAGCGGGTGTGGCTGAACCGGATCGTGAAGTCCTCGGACCGGGCCTTCGACATCGAGCGGTTCAAGGCCCTTGGCGTCCCGGGCTACAGGCCGCCGAAGGGTGCGCTGATCACGCTCGGCTTCGACGGCGCACGCTACCACGACGCCACCGGGATCGTCGGGACCGACGTTCTCAGCGGGTCCCAGTTCGTCGTCGGCTGCTGGGAGCAGGATCCCCTGGTCCCAGGGTGGGAGGTTCCCCAGGCCGAGGTCGAGGCCGCGGTGGCGTTCGCGTTTTCGGAGTGGGACGTCTTTCGGATGTACTGCGACCCGCCCTACTGGGAGACCGTGGTGTCTGGCTGGTCGGGCGAGTACGGGGATAAGCGGGTGGTCAGCTTCCGGACCAACCAGTTTCGGAAGATGTCCGACGCGGTGCGGTCCTTCTCCAACGCCCAGGCGGCCGGGGAGCTCCACCACGACGGGGACGCGCGGCTCGTGCGGCACGTCGGGAACAGCCACCGGCGGGAACTGTACGGCCGCGACGAAGAGGGCCGCCCGCTGTGGGTGATCTACAAGGAGCGGCAGGACTCGCCGAACAAGATCGACCTTGCCGTGGCCGCGGTGCTCTCGTGGGAGGCCCGGCGGGCCGCCCTGGCCGAGGGTGCCGCCGCGCCGGCAGTAGAAGCTGAGGTGTGGATTGCCTGAACTGTTGATCGGGTGCGGGTCACAGCGGGATAAGCGGCTGTTTCCCCCGGGTCGTCCGAGGGTGTGGGAGGGGTTGACGACCTGCGACATGAACGCCGACCACTCGCCGGACGTCATCCACAACCTCGAGCACGTCCCCTATCCGTGGCCCAGCGACCACTTCGACGAGGTCCACGCCTACGAGGTGCTGGAGCACCTCGGGCAGCAGGGGGACTTCCGGTCGTTCTTCGACCAGTTCTCCGAGCTGTGGCGTATCTTGAAGCCCGGGGGCTATCTCTGCGGCACGTCGCCCGCGGCCGGCTCGCCGTGGCTGTGGGGCGATCCTGGCCACACGCGGGCCATTCAGCCGGAGAGCTTCGTATACCTGAGCCAGGAGGAGTACCGGAAGCAGGTGGGCAAGACGGCGATCACGGACTACCGCTTCTGCTACTCGGCGGACTTCCGGCCCGTGATCATGATGCCCGACGCCGAGGGCACGTTCCTCTTCATCCTCCAGGCGGTGAAGTAGTGGGCTGGGCAGCCAGGACACGGGAGCGTGTGGTGATCGGGACGCCGCGCGGCGGCTCGGTCCACTCCGTCTTCGCCACGTCGCTCCTCGCTCTCCAGCACGAGCAGTTCCGCAACCGCCCGGCGAGCGATACGCAGCTGGCCGCCGTGCTCGAGGGCACCGGGCTCTATATCGAGGACAACCGCGGGTGGATCGCCCGGCGGTTCCTGAACGAGCACGACGCGCCGTGGCTGCTGATGCTCGACTCGGACATCCGCTTCGGCCCGGACCTGATAGACCAGATGCTCGCGGCGGCCCACTCGCGCGAGGGCGTCCGCGTCCTGTCGGGCAACGTGCCTCTCGACGTCTACCCGAACGTCGCGTTCTACTCCACGCCGCAGCCGGGGGTGTTCGCCCCGCTGAAGATCCTCCCACCAGAGAAGGTCTTCGAGGCGGACGCGGCTGGCACGGCCATCATGCTGATCCACCGCGACGTGCTTCAGGGGATTCGCGAGCGGGACGGGGAGTGCTGGTTCTACCGGCACAAGGTCGAGGTCGAGGACTCCGGGGGCTACCCGTACCGGCAGTTCCTCAACCTGGGCGAGGACATCTCGTTCTGCCTGCGCGCGCGCGATGCGGGATTTTCGACGTGGGTCGTCCAAGGCTTGACGGGCGTCGTCCACCACAACCTCGCCGCCACGAGACGCCAGCTCGCGGAGGCAGAAGCCGAGCTCGCGCGGCTGCGCGGACAGGCGAAGGAGACGGCAGCATGAGCATCTTCGGCTCGGACTTCGAGGCGTACCTCCGCACGCCCGAGAAGCGAGGCTTGCCGGACAGCGTGCTCACTCAGCACCTCGGCGACGTCTGGGCGCCCTCGTCCGCGGGGGTGCCGGTGTCCTCGACGACGGCTATGGGGCTCTCGACCTGGTGGGGGGCGGTGTCGCTCATCTCGTGGTCCGTGGCCCGGCCCCGGATGCGGCCGTTCACGCTCGCGCCGAACGACATCCGGCGCTACGAGGACGGGCACCCCGTCTCGAAGCTGCTGAACGTTCAGCCGAACGAGCACATGACCGCGCTCGTGTTTCGGCGCGTGCTGACGGCCCACGTGCTCGTTTACGGCAACGCCTACGCCGAGATCGAGTGGGACAACGCCGGCCGCGCGAAGGCGCTGTGGCCGCTCATCCCGACCGAGGTCGAGCCTGTCGTGAGGGGGGGGCAGCTGGCCTACCTGGTGCACGGGGTGGACACGGGGCTCCGCGGCGAAGACGTCCTCCACATCCAGGGCCTCGGCTTTGACGGGCTCAAGGGCTACTCCGTGCTTTCGATGGCGCGGCAGTCCCTGGCGCTCGGCCTCGCCGCGCAGCAGTTCGGCGCGACGTTCTTCGGAAACGGGGCTTTCCCGGCGCTCATGGCCTCGACGGACCAGAAGCTCGAGCAGCCGCAGCGCGACCGAATCCGCGAGTCGTGGAACGCGCTCCACCAGGGGCCGGACCGGGCGCACCGCCTGGCTGTGCTCGAGGGGGGCCTGAAGGTCGAGAAGCTCACGATCCCGCCGGACGACGCGCAATTCCTCGAAACCCGGCAGTTCCAGCGGGAGGACATCTGCGCCTACTTCAACCTGAACCCGGCCATGCTCGGGTACAACGCCGGAAACGCGCCCGGCGGGAACTACGAGGCGCAGAAGATCAGCTTCGTCAGCGACACGATCGCCCCGTGGTGGAGGGCGTGGGAGCAGGAGATCGAGCGGAAGCTGATCGGCCCCGGACCCCGCCAGGTGGAGCACGAGGCGGAGGAGCTGCTGCAGTACCTCTCGATGAACGAGACGCGGCTCAAGAACAAGGCCGACGCCGCGGCGACGCTGGTGGGCGCCGGCTTCGACCCCGAGGACGTGACGGACGTGTGCGGGCTCCCGCCGATGCGGTTCGAGAAGCCCGAGCCCCCTCCGGCGCCGCCCGAAAGCCCGGACCCCGAAGATCCTCCCGCCCCCGCCGCCACCTTGGAGCCTGACCCGGAGGTGACGGAGGCGCAGCGGGCGCTGGTCGTCCACGCCGTCGGCCTGCTCGTCAGGATCGAGGCGGGGGAAGCCCGCAGGGCGGCCGAGAAGGGGCGCCTGAAGGTCTGGGCGGCCGAGTTCTACCCGCGCCACCAGGTGCGCCTAGTGCAGTCCCTGGAGCCCGTGGTCCGGGCGATCCGGCCCCGGGGCGACTGGCGCGGCGCCGCCGAGGCCGTGGCGGTGGAGATGGTCGCCCGGAGCATGGCCGACCTGGCCGCCGGGGCCGAGGCTGTCGAGCTCGTGGCAAGCCGCTGGGAACTGGAACGGCCGTCCGAGGTGGCTGGCCGAGTCATGGAGGGCAGGTAGATGGCCGACATCGAACGGCGGATCGTAGACGCGGGTCTCGAGGTCCGGGGCGAGGACGAGAAAAGAACGCTCGTCGGGTACGCGGCGAAGTTCAACGTGCGCTCCGAGGACCTGGGCGGCTTCGTCGAGTCGATCGCCCCCGGCGCCTTCGACCGGGCGATCAGCGAGGGCCACGACGTGCGCGCCCTCTGGAACCACAACCCGGACGTGGTCCTGGGGCGCACGAAGGCCGGGACGCTGCGGCTTTCCGTGGACGAGGTCGGGCTCAGGATCGAGACCGACCTCCCCGACACGCAGGCGGCCCGGGATCTCCGGGTGTCCGTGGCGCGGGGCGACGTGTCCCAGATGAGCTTCGGCTTCCGCACGAAGGGCGACGAGTGGCGGACGGAGGACGGGGTGCCCTACCGGACCCTGACCGACCTCGACCTCTACGACGTGTCGCCCGTGACGTACCCGGCCTACCCGCAGACCGAGGTGAGCGTGCGGGCGCTCGACCAGGCCCGCGAGCTCGCCGCCCCGGCGCCGCCCCCGGCCGCCCCGGTGGAGCGGCTGGCCCGCCAGATCGTGGCGCTCGAAAGGGACGCGCAGGAGGGTTGACACCCGGGCTATACTGAGACCCGTAGACGTAGAGCACCGGCCGTCCAGCGGTTTTCACCGCAGGGGCAGCCGGGCAGAGTGACCGCAAGCTCCGTTTTCACGGGCGCGGATCACAGGCAGTCACCGACATGGTTTCTGCCAGTGGTCGCGCCCGCTCTCGTTTCTGGGCCGCCCCTGGCAAAGCGCCAAGGAGGGCGCACCAGATGCACGAGATCAAGCAGCTCAGGGAGAAGCGGGCGAAGCTCCACGAGGACGCCAAGGTCATCCTCAAGGCCGCCCAGGACGCGAAGCGCGAGCTCACCGACGAGGAGAGGACCAAGGTCGACCGGATCTACGCGGACGTCGACACGATCAAGGGCGACGTCGACCGCATGGAGCGCGCCGAGGCCGAGGAGAAGGCCCTCGGCGAGTCCGCCGGCCGCAGGACCGAGAGCCGCATCACCACCCCGGACCAGCTCACCCGCAAGGACTGGAACCGGATGTTCCGGGCGTGGGCCGGCTACGGCTCCCGCGCCGCGAACGAGGCCGACATCGAGTTCGCCCGGAAGGTCGGCTTCAACCCGGCCGTCCAGGAGCTCGACGCCCGCGCCCTCACCGTGACCACCGCGACGCAGGGCGGCAACACGGTCGCCGACGAGCCCATGCGCTCGTACTACGA